GCGACGTTGGCGGCCTGGGCGTGATCAAGCACCACGGCGGGCGTCATGGTCCGGCCTTTTCCCCGCCGACCGGGCCGGTCGTGATCAGCCGCAGCAGCGCAAACATCAGCGCCAACAGCGTCATCACTGCGCCGACCGCGGCTTCATCGCCGTGCACCAACACCCGTACCAACGGGCGCAGGTCGATCGCACCTGCCACATCGGCAATACCGATGAGAGCAGTGAGAAGCGCGGCCGCGATGGTGCGCCAGCCTCTGATCCGGTTCCAAAGTTTCTTCCACACGATGTTATTCCCCGGCGAACGGCTTTGCTCGCGTCAGCAGCGCCTCGGCTTGCGCCTTGAGCTTTACGGCCTCAGCCTCGGTGCCGTTGATCCACGCTCGCAACTGCGGCCAAATGTAAATCGCCGCGGCATAACCGGCCGCGAAGATGGCGAGCAACAGCACGATGGGTTCCATGGATAGGCCCCTTTCCTTGTTTGGTTTGGATTCGCGCATTGACTCTGGTGACATGTCGTTCGCGCGCGGCGCGTAGCGCGGCACAAATCTCCCGGCGCCTCGCCGGGTAATCGTCAGTCGATCCAGCGTGCCGCGTCCTTGGCCAACAGGCCGTGGCTTACGGCATCCCCGGTCGGCAGGGCGTCGGGGTGGGTGCCTTCTTGGCGGAAACCGAGGCGCAGCAGAAAGGCGCGCGCCGCCGTGTTCTGCGCCGCCGTCACCGCCGTGAGGCGCTTGCAGCCAAGCTGCACGAACGGGTAGCGCAGCATGGCGCGGATCGCGCCGCGGCTGGCCCAGCGCGGCGAGGACGTCACGAAGGTGATCTCGATATTGGGCGGCCGATAGTTGTTGTAGATCGCGGCGGCGACGATCTCGCCCTTATGGGCGACGCCAATTGCAGTGCAGGGACGAAAGTCGGCAATGCCGAGACGCGCTCCGGCCCAGCCGGCAAGGGCAACGTCCTGATCGAACAGCAGCATGGATCAACAAAAAGGGGCGTGCCGGGCACGCCCCTGCAGCGTGAGCCGCTACGACCAGGAATTAACGATAAGCGTAGCGGCGATAGCGAGTGGCATAGCGCCGCGGCGCGTAGTAACTGCGGGCGTAGCGGGGGACGGTGTAATAGCCTGCCCCGTAGCCAGGGCTGTAGTAGCCATAGGGCGCATAGCCGTAACTGAAATATGGCCCGGAGGCGTAGTAAGGCCCGTAGCCATAGCCGTACCCGTAGGCCGGATAGCCGTAGCCGTAACCGTAGTAGGGCGCGCTTGCCAGCGCGCCGATCGCAAGGCCGCCGATGATGCCGGCAGCCAGCGCGCCACCGCCCCAACCCCAGCCCCAGCCCCAACGCACGTCGGTTGTTGCCGGCTCGGCGGCGGCCTTCACCGCAGCGGTGTTGGACAGAACCGGTGTCGCGGTCGCCGGTGCAACGGCCGTGAGGGCGATGGTGGCCGCGGTCGCAACGCCGATCGTGCCTTTGATCAAAGCTGTGTTCATGGGTGTGGTCTCCTGTCGCAGGTTCGCCTTTTGAGGCCATAACGCCAGGCGAGGCCCGCATGTTCCTATAATTGCCCCCCCGCACACAAATAATCGGCGGCGCGGACGGAAACTGATTGTTCAACCAGAACAGGTAGCGCGCCGGCAAGGACACGCTGCGCCGCAACGGCCGCTAGTGGCCGCGAGCGGCCGGTTGCGGTAGAGTTGCGGTGCAACGGGGCCGACTCACGTCGGCAACACCAGACAGTCGCTGAGAACGATGCCATTCAGGCCGGAAGGACTGCACCTGGTCGCATGGGCGCTCGCAGCTGAAGCGGTGCTGCTTGTGTTCAGGCCCGGTGGACGTCTTGGAAGGATTTTGTTGGCCGGAACAACCTTGGCGCTCGTGGCCGGCCTCGTGACCTGGGGCGTTATGTTTCTGGCCGACTGGTAGAGCGCGCTCACAATCCGACACCCTGTTCGAACCGGTAATCGGTGCGCAGCCAGACGACCGGCGCATTGGCGCTTGCGACCATGCGCACGCCGATCGCCAGGCCGCTGCCCCCGCCGACCCGCCAGCGCTGATCCACAATCGATTCCGGCGACCACGGCGACGTGTCCCAGGGCGATGTATCCCACGGCGAGCCGGTGCTCACGGTCGTCGATGCGACCGCGATGTTAATGTCGCCATAGTCGAAACCCAACCCGAAACTTGCGTTCTGCGCGTTCAGCGCCTGGACCATGGGTCGCACCGCCGTGACGCGCTTGCGCATCGGATTGCCGAACGTATTCCAGGCCTGCTGCGCATTGGCCGCGACCGCACCGAGATTGTCGAGATTGCCGACGTCGGCTTGAAAAATCTTGCCACCGTCGGCGCCGAAGAAGAGGGCGTCCTTGAACAACCCCCAGCAATAGGCATTCATGTTGGTGAAGCGGCACCACGGCTGGCTCTGTAGCGCGGTGTTCTGCACGTGTTGCGAAAATGTGCCGTCAGGATTTGGGATGTTGAAGATCAGCCGCCGCCCGCGCGGATAGTAGAGCGCCTGCCAGCCGAAGCCCAACAGATTGGCGGAGACCGCATTCTGCACCGCGGTCGACACTTTGCTGCGCGGCGGCAGCTGCCCGAGCTTGAGCGCGACAAGCTGCTGCTGCAGCGGAATGTGATCATCATAGGTGGTGATGAAAGCTTCGGCGCCGTATTGGCAGACCGCGCGCGGCGAGACTGGCGGCGAGATTCGGTAGATGCCGACCAGCGACCAGGCATTGGCGTTGCCGGGATCATTTCCGAAGTAGATCAGGCAATCGCCCGACGACATGATGAAGGCGATGAAGTCGACCACGCCGTCGCCACCGTCGTGGCTATACGTCGTGGCCGCGATCAGATTGCCGCCGTGCGGCGCAAACGCCGCAAGATCATAGAACACGAGCGCGCCGCTGATCGAATTGAGCGGCGCATACCAGAACCCGGTGGAATTGTTCTGCCAGAAGAATAGCCGCTGCTGATAATGGATCACGCCGATGAGGCTTGCGAGCGCAACCCCGGTGAAGGCAGCATTGACGAACGTCGTGCCGTCATAGACCTGCGCCGTGTCGGAGCCATTGACGAAGAACAGGCGGGACAGAAACGGTGTCCACTGCCAGGCATCGCTCGCAAACCCTGACGCGAGCGGCGCGCCGACCGGTCCCGCCACCGAAAGGTCGTAGAACTTGCCCGCGCAGGTGGCGAGAAACTTGCGGCCGGCGCCGGCGGAAAATTCCGCCAGTGTGCGCACGGGCGCCGCGCCGAGCCCGCTGGCATAGGGGGCAAAGCCGTTGCGCACCACCACGCCCTGGGCGTCCGGATACCAGTTGTCGAGCAACAGCGCATCGGTCGGCGCCATTTCATCGAGCGCGTCGCGCGCATTCCAGCCGGTGATCGGAGCCGGCACCGAGATCGGCTGCGCGAGCGCCTGGCCGGCGAGTTGCAGGCGCTCGCGGCGGGAGAGAAACGGCAAGTGCGCGTTAGCTCCCGCAGACATTGCCGAAGTTGCTCTCCGGCAGGTTCCAGGGTCCGATCAGACTTGTGCGCTCGAGCGGGGCGAGATCGAGAATCGCGGCGCCGCCGTCGTGGGCGAGCGCCTTGCCGACTGCGCGTTCATATTCGTCGAGCTCGTCAGCGTACGACATGCCGAGCCGGCGCAGCATGCGCCAGCGCACTCCGAGCTTGATCAGATATTCGTCCAGGATGCCGAGGTCGCTGTCGGCACCCCACGCCGACTGCGGCGTTCCGCTCGCCGACTTGCACCAGGCGTTTGACACATATTCGAGCACCAGGGCGGCACCGTTGTCGGTCGGCACCGGATCGATCGACAGCATCATCTGGCCGGCGACAGCACGGTAGCGAAACCGGCGCTGGATCGACGCGCGACCGACCATGCTCGATTTGACGCGCTGCCATTGCTGCGGCGTCTGCGGACCGCGCATCGCCCAAAACCGCGCGCGATCCCACAGCGTGTCGTCGACCGGACGCTGGAAATCGACCGGCAATGGGTAATCGGATTGGCCGAACGTGAATTGGCCCGTGCCGGTCTGCGTCGCCGCTTGATTGAGCGTCACCGTCGTGGGGGTCACCGCGGTCACGACCGCATTTGCCCGCACGCCGGTGCCGAACGCCTGCCAGGTGTTGGCCACAACCGCGCTGATCCCGGTAAGGCCAGAGATCACCGCGCTGCCGCCCGGCCCGTTGTTTGCGATCGAGCCTGATTGCTGCGCCACCGCGGCAGTCGTGAAGCCGTATTCGCGGATCAGCACGACGAAACCGCCGGGCGCGCGGCGGGCCAGCGCCTCGCCGGCGCGTTGCGCGAGCGCCAGCATCAGCTGGGCGGTTCCGTCCGGATTGCCAACAATCGCGCTTGGCGCGGCAACCGGAATTTCCGCCGCCACGTCCTGGCAGATGGAGAGGAGGGACATCAACGCGCGTCCACGAACACTGCGGCCAGACGTTCAGCGCGCGCCGTCATCCGCCCGAGCGGGTGGCAGCGGTGGGGCCGGGGTGTGCACTTTGCGCGGGCGCCCGCGCCGGCGCGGCTGCTCGAGCCCGGCCAGCGCCGAGGCTGCACCGGCGGCCGGCGCCGCGGCGGTGCTGCTGTCGGGCGCCCGCGCCGGCGCCCTCCGCGCGCCCGAGTGGCGCGCCGCCTCGAGCTCGGCTTGCACCTGCCGCATCGTCTGCTCGAATCCGGCGACTTTGAGCTTGAGCTCCGCGATCTCGGAATCCTTTTCGGCATTGGCACCGGCGAGCCGAACCTCGGCCGAACGGGCCGCATCGTCGAGGAACGCGCGGGCGAGCTCGCACAGCTGACGTCCCCCCATGCCGACGCGCTGGATCGCCTGATCGTCCATGTCGGCGACCTGTTCGACCGTCTTGAAGCCGAGCGCCTTGAGCTCGAACACCTGGCCGCGCTTGAGCCGGGGCCATTCCTCGAGCGGCGTTCCTTCCGGGGCGAGCTCCAGCCCGGCTTTGAAGGCCGCGTATTCCTTCGGCCATTGCTGGCGATGCGCGTCGGTCACCCGCTGCACCGGCCGGGTATAGGGATTACCCGGCATGATGATCTCGACCCGCTCCTCGTCGCGGAAGATCGGGCGGCCGGCCTCGTTTGTGGCCGGTTGATCTTGCACGGCTTCGATGAAAAAGCGCGGATAGCTGCGCTCGACTCCGGCGCCGAACGAGTTGGTTCGGGTGAACTGGCCGTTGACGACTGACATGTGGGCTCCCGTTAGGCGCTGAGGATGGTGTGCCACTGGCCGGCAGTGGTGCAGAAGAACTCGGCGGTCTTGCCGGCCGCCACGCTGAACGCCGCGTTGGTTGCGAGCGCGTTGATCTTGTCGCCGCTGGCCGGAAACACGTTCATCGCGTTGGCGGCGGCGGCGTTGATCACGGTGATGCACATTCCGGCGGTCGACGGCGGCAGCAGTACGCTGTCGTTGGCCGACGCCACCGTCGTCACCCGGTTCTGCATGGCGGTGAGCGGCGTCGCCAGTCCCTGCCCGCCGCCGGCGCGCGCGGTCAGGTTATCGACCGAGCTGAAGGTCTGGTACGAGCCGGTGGTCGAACTCGCATAACCGGTGGCGAGCCCCTCGGTGTACCAGGCACCGGCCGACGTGCAGGTGTAGATCACGACCGAACCGGCCATTTGCGATACGCCGGTCGCGGCGGCGACGTCGTTGATTGTATCGCTGCCGGCGCCGAACACCTGCACCGCATTGGCGCCGTGATTGATCACGACAAGTTCGAGCCCGGGAAGCGAGGCCGGCAGCATGACGCTGTCGCCGGAAGTCGCGACCGTGGTGATGCGGCTCGTCTGCGCGGTGAGCCTGGTGGCATTGGCCTGCCCGCCGCCCGGATTGGCGATGAGAGAATCTTGCGCGCTTTCCTGGATCAGGTTGGGCGCGGTCTTGGTCGGATCGGCGAGCGGCGCCACCTGGGTCTCGAGCTCGTTGACGAGATGAGCCTGCAGTCCGAGGTGGATGAGATTGTCCTTGCGGGCGAGAGTCATTGGATCTTATTCCTGGAGCAACGTGCGACGCGAACGGAGCGATCCCTCCCCGCTTCCGGAAAGGGATCGGCGGCTCTGCGCGTCAGACGACCTGGCCCTGCGCGAACGGGCGGTTGATCGCGATCAGGCCGAGGCCGGCTGCGGGCGCGCCGTCGGCCGCGACGGTGATCGCGTTGACCACCTGCTTGCCGTTCGCCTGAGTGGTGGTGAGCTGGCCGGAACCCGCGAGATAGGCCTTTGCGGCGACGGCAAACGTCGCGTTCTCCGCGACCACCGCCGTGCCGGCGATCTGGTACCAGCCATATTGGCCGGCGAGGTTCGCCGACATCGCGACCGCCAGCGGCTGGCCGAGATTTGCGGTCGAGGGCGCGAGCGCGCTCTGGTAGGTCGGCCGGGCGCTCGCGCCCGAACCGGTGACGCCGCCGAACGTCACGACCGAGCCGACGACTGTCGAAGCGGCGCCGACGAGGTAGATGAACTCACCCTCGCCGTAGAGCGGGTCGAAGGCGCGCACGATGGTGCCGAGCGGATGGTTTTGCGTCGCTGAACTGACCGCGATCGGCTGGATGCCTTCACGGTTTTCAACCGGAGTGTAGGACATTGGATTGCTTTCTGATCGGAAGATGGAGATCGCGCGGCCGGCCGTCACCGCCACGCGGGCGATGACGGACGGAGCACCTGAGGAGCGAGCGGGATCAGGCGGTGATCACCGCCTGCAGGAAGCGGTTCGACAGGGTCATATTGCCGGCCCAGGCGATCAGCTTGACCATGGCGTCCTGGTTGACGCTGAAGCGGTCCGGGTCGAGCGGCACCATGTCGCGATCCTTGTGCGGCCGCAGGAAGATGTAATCGGTGTTGAGCAGGTACATGTGCGAGGCCGGCGCTCCGCTGCCCGAGACCCACGAGCCGCCGGAGCCGAGCGCGCTGGCATTGCCGGCCGCCGTGCCCTGGAAGCCGCCGTCATAGACCACGTCGGCGTCCATGTACTTGAGCGACGCGAAGCCAGCCATGCCGTTGCGATCCTCGGTGATGCGCTGAATCGCCTGCAGGCTCTCCCAGTAGAAGCGGAAGTAGCTGTTGTCGGCGAGGATGAGGTCGGGCTTGTCGGACTGGCGGGACTGCGCCAGCCAAGCGCGGTTCATCACGGTCTGGATCGTGGCTGGCCCGGGGATGAGCCCGAGCGAGGCGAAGCTCATCACCGTGTTCTGCCAATAGCCGAACACGGAGCTGTCGATGCCGCCAACGACCCCGGAGCTGGGAGTATCGGCGACCAGGAGCTGCAGCCCACCGATCTGCTTGCCGCCGTCGGCGGTGCCGCTCGAGTAGCAGTCGCTGGAGAGATTGTTCTGC